GAAAGCTTCCTTAGATACTCAAAGAAATTATACACAAGCTGTAAGAGAAGCTTCTCAAGCCATGACACCAGAAGAAAGATATGGTGTTCTTGATCCAACAATAGCTTTTGATGATCCTCTGTATGGAACAAGAATAGGCGGTTATCTGCCAACACTTGAAGAATCTGGTCTTCCAACTTATATGGGAGGTTTTCGAGGATCAAGAGAAACAGCCGCACCTTTTGCTTTAACCAGCCCAGAAGCAGATAGATATCAAGAGATCTTTATGGCTTTTGATGGAACAAAGGGAGGTGCTATCCGGGCAGAAATAGATAGTGCAAAACCCGGACAGACTGTTGAAGATGCTCTTACTGAAGCAGGTTTATCTTCATATGGTTTACCAAGAGAAGCGGAAGTTTCCTCACTGGCTAACTATATGGATAGAGAAGCACTTAAAGGATGGTTCCAAGGTCTTGGTATAGTTACGTCAATGGCAAGTCCCTTTATGCCAGCAGCGGCTATGGGCTTGCCTCAAGAAATTTTTGAATATGATATTAAACCAGTTTTAAACACACTTAGAGAAAAATTAGATGAAAATGTTCCGGGTTTTAAAGACCTGTCAGCAAAGTTTGATATTGGTATAGATAAAGTAAAAGAACAATATGAAAAAGAAGTTCCAGAAACAGAAACAATTTTAGATACTGTTTTTGATGCTATAATGGGTGAAGGTAAATCTCAAGAAGCCAGAGAGTTTGGAAGTAATTATCAACTTCCGTCAGGTGTGAGAGAAGCAATAGAAGTTGGTGTGGAAGACATAGTTCCTGATTTTACCGGAGTAGAAGGGGCTTTCTTTGATCCTGTTGATGTAGGAAATCCTTATAGAGATTTAACTACTCCTGAATTTGAAGCTCAACTTGCATTTGAAGCATCTCGACGGGGTTTAGATTCAGCAGATGTGCCAACAGATATTGGTGGAGTACCTGCAAGTGAGTTTCTTGACATTGAACCTATGATGCTGTTTGATCCTGTTGTTGATCAAATGCCAATGTCAAAGGAAGTTCCTGATACATTAGACGATGCTATAGCTTATAGTCAAGCTTTAGAAAGAACTAGAGATTTTTATGAAGCAGAAGCAGCACGAAAAGAGGCGGCGGCGCTGGCCGGACCAGAGGCATATCCATTCCCATCAAGACCGTTAGAATTACCTCCTATTTCTCCAATACTGTCAGAAGCAATGTTTGATCAAAAAAGAGAAGCTGATATAAGAAGCTCGGCTGGGCTACAAAATATGTTACAAGAATACCCAGTTGAACTTGCCGCACCTATTAGTCCAGTACAAGTAGCACCTCTTGGGGCTTCAGCAGTAGCAGTACCAGAAGCAGATCGGGCTGTAGAAATACAACAGCTTGCTCCACTTCCAGAAGAAGTTGATATAGAACAAGCTACCTTTAGAGAACCATCTGCGATAGAAAAAAGTACTCCGGTAGAATTTGGAAGAGAGGAACTTATTCCTATTGAACCTGAAGATTTTGATAATTTAGTAAATGCTGTTGCAATGGTTGAAAGTAATAATAACCAAGCTGCTATAGGAAAAGATGGTGAAAGAGGTGCTTTGCAAGTTATGCCGGGAACTCTTGAAAAGCCCGGCTTTAATATAGAACCTGCTAGAAATAAATCTCTTGATGAAGTTGATAGGGTTGGTCGAGATTATTTATTAACTATGGCTGCTAAGTTTGGTAATGTTCAAGATGCTCTGGTAGCATATAATGCAGGGCCAACTTTCGCAGAATCGTGGATAGCTAGAGGACGTAAGGTTGAAGATCTTCCTGAAACAACACAAAATTATTTAGTTAGAGTTGCAGACGAATTAAATTAAAGGAAATTAAATAAATGGCAATTGAACAAAACCCATTTGAAGCAATAACAGAAGCTACATCTAATGTAATTAATCTTCCCACGCCGGAAGAAACTACAGAGGCTACCTTTGAGGTAGAACCCGATGGTGGTGTTATGGTAGACTTTTCTCAGGAAATAGAGATGAGTCCTGATGAAGATATTGCTGAGTGGTATGGTAACTTGGCTGAAGATGTTAAAGAAGAAGTTCTTCAGGAAATTGGTGCAGACGTTGTAGATAACTTTATTGCAGATAAAGATTCCCGTGCAGATTGGGAGTCCATGTTTGAGCGTGGCTTTGATCTGCTTGGTCTGAAGGTTGAAGACGGTACTGAACCATTTCAGGGGGCATGTACGGCAGTACATCCCCTTTTAATAGAATCTGCTGTTAAGTTTCAGGCCAAGGCTTCCTCAGAACTGTTTCCGCCGAATGGTCCGGTAAAAGCAAATATTCTGGGCAGCAGTACGCCAGATAAAGAGATGCAAGCTAATCGTGTTCAGAACTTTATGAACTATCAGCTTACAGAACAGATGCCGGAATACTTTGATGAATTTGAAAAGATGTTGTTTCATCTACCCTTGATTGGTTCGGCATTTAAAAAAGTTTATTACAGTTCTGTTCTTAAACGTCCGGTATCAGAGTTTATACCCATTGACCAGTTCTATGTGTCTTACTTTGCTTCTGATCTTAGAAGTGCAGAAAGAAGTACACATATTATTTATAAGAGTGCTGTTGAGTATCAAAGAGATATTGCAGCAGGAGCTTACAGAGATTTGAATATTGGTATGCCTTCTCAGTTTAATGTTTCCTCATTTACTGAAAAGATGGACAATATTCTTGGATTGTCTCCCAGTTATGAGAATGATCCACAATATGTTCTATTGGAACAACACTGTTATCTTAATTTAGAATATGATGACGAATCACTTCCGTATATTGTTACTGTTGAAGAAAAGACACAACAGGTACTGAGTATCCGTAGAAATTATAAACAGGACGACCCAACGAAAGAAAAACAAAATCATTTTGTTCATTATAAGTTCGTTCCCGGTTTTGGATTCTACGGATTAGGTCTTATACATTTTCTTGGTAATTTGACTATGACTGCTACTGCCGCAATGAGATCCTTAGTAGATGCAGGGCAATTCGCAAATTTACCCGGTGGGTTTAAGGCCAAGGGAGTTAGGATGGTAAATGAAAACGATCCTATATCTCCCGGCGAGTTCAAGGAGGTTGAAGCTATTGGAGTAGATTTATCAAAGGCTATTGTTCCCCTTCCCTATAAAGAGCCTTCCTCTACTCTATTCCAAATGCTGAACTTCGTAGCTACTGCTGGTCAGAAGTTTGCGGACAGCACAGAGCAAGTTATCTCTGATGCTGCCTCCTATGGACCCGTTGGAACCACTATGGCTTTGCTGGAAGCAAGCAGTAAGTTCTTCACCGCAATTCACAAACGAGTACATAAGTCACAGAAGGATGAGTTCCGTATTCTTGCTCGTATTGACTATGATTATCTTCCTGATGAATATCCATATGATGTTCCATATGAAGATCGTAGCATATTCAAGAAAGACTTTGACGGTCGTGTAGATATTATTCCAGTCAGTGATCCTAACATTCCTAGCAACGCACATCGTATGATGATGGCGAATATGGCGCTGCAAATGGCGCAGCAATCACCTCCCGGTATGTTTAATCTGGAAGCCCTGAACAGAACTATTCTCAATGCAGCCAACATGCCTAATGCAGATGAGATACTTCCACCTAAGATTGAACCTAAACCAATGGACCCTGTATCGGATATCATGGCTGCTACCAAGGGTGTGCCAATTGCAGCCTTCCCCGGTCAGAACCATGATGCACATATACAGGTAAAGATGGCATACCTGCAAGACCCAATGAACGGTGCTAATCCAATCATGGAACGTGTGGCTCCAATTATTCAGGCAAATATTCAAGAACATTCTGTGATGAAGTATCAGGAACAGATGAGTGGTATTGCCGAACAGATGATGCAACAGGCTCCTGAACAAATGAATAATCCAGCAGCCGCTGAGATGGCTATGGCACAGGCAGCACAACAAATTCTTAATGCTAATCAGGCAATGGGTATGGCTCAGTCTCCTGAACAGCAACTGGTATCTCTGGAACAAGCCAAGGTTGAATTGGAGAAACAAAAACTTCAGGCAGATACAGCAACCAATGCAGCAGAACTTGAACTAAAGAACAAAAAGCTAGAGCTTGAGGAAAATGAACAGATCATTGGTATGATGAAAGCAACTGCAACTGATAATCTAAAACGTGATAATGCAGAAGCTAATCGTTCCAGTAAGGAAAAACTAAAACAAATGGAACTGATGACAAAAGCAATGATTGAAGAGTTTAAATTAAATAAAGACGATGAACGACAAGCTATACAAACTGTAAAAGAAATGCTTGATAAAGAAATGCAAACAAAAGCAGACATGGATACACAGGCTTTGAATGCTCTTGTGCAGATGGCTGTTCAACAACAACAGGAGATGATCAATGATGAAGAAAGGTAAGGGTTATCCTGAACATGTAAAGGATACCGGAAAAAGTTTTGGCGATGCCTATGCACAGGATATTACAGGTGGTCGCAATGTTCGCTCTGTTCTGAATGAATGGGATGACTATTCTTGGAAAGCCGATGAGAAAGGTGAAAAGAAATAGTGCCAGATATTTGGGATGAAGTAGTAATTGAGTATAATAAAGAAATTAACAACTTGCGACTAGCACTGAGTAACGGCTCTGCTGAAGATTACTCACACTACAGGCAGCTTGTTGGTTCCATCTCTAGTCTGGAATGGGCCAGAGATAATTTAACTGATATTATTAAAAAACGAATGTATATGGAGGACGAAGACTAGCAATGCAACAAGTAAGTTTAGGAGGCGCACTAAAAAATGATATGTGGATAACTGAGGATGACGCCCCCGATCCTAGCCCACTACCCACTCTACCGGGATTTCACGTTTTAGTGCGCCCCGTTTCAGTAAAGAGTGTAACCAAAGGCGGTATTCTTATACCGGATTCAACCAAAGATGATATGTCTTATCTCACCACTGTCGCACAGGTTCTAGCGTTAGGAGACTTGGCATATATGGATAAAGAAAAGTTTCCAACAGGAGCATGGTGTAATGTAGGTGACTATGTTTGTTATGGTAAACATGCAGGAACCAAGCTTTTCTATAAAGGTATTCGACTAATTCTTCTCTTTGATGATCAGATTATTATGAAAGTAGAAGATGCTAAAGACCTTGATCCAACCTTTAATTTAGGAAAAGGATCTACATGATTTGGGAAATCTAGGTTTTTGTGATATAATAGAATAAACGTAAATCGTTTGTTTCGTAAACAACGGAGAGTAAAATGAGTAATGAAAATGATGGATGGGGAACTGTTGAAGTTTCCGAAGGTAATGATGAAAGCACACAGGTTGCTTTTGAATTTGAAGAAGAAGAAGAACAAGAAGAAATAAAAGCAGAAGAAGAACAGGAACAACCGCCTGTTGAAGCTGTACAAGAAGAAGTTCAAGAAGAACCTGTTCAGGAAGAACAGCCTAAAGAACTTGAAGGTATAGAAACTAAGGGTGCTGAGAAAAGAATTAGACAATTAATTCGTCAGCGCAAAGAACGTGAAGAACAAATACAAGAACTTATAAAACAGAACGAAGAGCTTCAAAATAATTTAAAAGTTAAAGATAATGAAGTTGACAGTATTGCAACCAGAAGTCTTGATGCAAATGAAAAGCAGTTAACTCAGAATATCGACCTTGCCCGACAAGCTTATATGGAAGCCTTTGAAGATGGAGATAAAGAAAAAGTTCTTAAAGCTCAAGAGATTTTAAACAATGCTCAAGCAGATTTAAAAACGGTTCAAAACTATAAGAATAACCTTGCCACTAAATTAAAACAAAAAGAAGAACAAGTAGCAGCTACTCCACAGCCTGTACAATCACAGCAACCTAGCTATGATCCTAAAGCAAATGAGTGGGCCGAAAGAAATCAGTGGTTTGGACAAGACACAGTTAAAACAGCAGCCGCTCTTGCGCTAGATGCAGAATTAAAAGAACAAGGATATGATCCAAATGATGAAGAATTTTACGAAGAAATTGACCGCCGCCTTGAAACGGCCTTTGGTCAAGCTTCAAACCGTGTGCAGGAAACTGAGGGACAAAGTAACTCAGGCACGACGCAACCTGCTCAAGTGGTTTCGGGGGCTTCACGCTCGTCTCCGTCCGCAGGAAAAAAAGTCAAGCTCTCGAAAGAAGATGTGAGGTTGGCTAATAAATGGGGTATCCCACTTGAAAAGTATGCCGTTGAGAAGATGAAAGCATCTTCCGCTGATGGCGAATATACTAACGTAAACATGTAAGCGTGGAGGAAAGAATATGACACGAAATGAATCACGTACTGAGAGTATGAGAGAACAGAATACTAGAGAAGAAGGCTGGACCTTTGAAGAGCCAAATGCCCTTGATATCCCTGAAAACGTAAAAGCACGTTTTGATAATGAGGGTATGGCATTACGTTGGATACGAGTCTCCCTTCAAGGCAAAGATGACATCACGAATGTTGGCAAGAAAATGCAAGCAGGATGGGTGTTCGTAACTCCAGATGAAGTTCCCGAAATGTCTCTAACATCCTTCGTGAGGGATGAAGGCAGGTATCAAGGCTCTGTGTGTCGAGGTGATGTAGCCTTGGTTAAAATGCCAGCCGGAAAAGTGAATGCTCGTAGGAAATTTTACGAAGGTAAAGCAAATGATCAGATGGATGCAGTCAACTCTCAGTTGATGAAGAACTCTGATTCACGCTTTCCTATTTCTAATACGAGTCGTTCTGTCACAACCAAGGGAAGACAACCGTCCTTTCAGGACTAACTTCCCCAACTAAGGAGATGAAACATGTCTACTACTAAAGCATTTCGTGGTTTCATTCCTGCTCGTAAGAAGGGTGGCGGCTACAACAATGAAGCCGTGACCGACATGATTACTCTGACCTCAACGGGTCAGGCCCAATCGCCCTCCAACAGCATCTTTACCGGCGATCCGGTGGTGCTTCCCGGTGCGAACTTTGCAACGATTTCTCCGTATATCGCTGCAACGCTCAAGCCGTCTGGAGTGTTCATGGGTTGTCAGTATGTTGAAAATGGCGAGCAGAAATTCTCCCGGTATTGGCCGGGTGGAGTGTCAGCCACGGACATTAAATTCTTTGTAATCACTGATCCCGATCAGACGTATTACATTCAGGCTTCTCTGTCGCTGTCGGCGGCTGAGTTGGCTATTGTCAGAAACTACAACGTAACCGTTAGCTCCACTGCCTCTTCGGGCAGCACGACTACGGGTCAGTCAAGCTACTATCTGGACGGTGCGTCCGGTACAGAAGGTGCTGCTGCCGTTCGTGTAATTGGTAAAGCTCAGTTCCCTGATGAAAAGGACTCTGATGCGTATCCGATTGTGGAAGTATGGCTTAACCATCACCGTGACCGTTTTGTAACGGCTACGGCGTCAACGGCTTAATAGGGAGGATTTATCATGGCTATTAATAGAGCTAGTATTAGTAAAGAACTCCTTCCCGGTCTTAACGCCGTTTTTGGGATGGAGTATGGAGAGGTTAACAA